ACTATGATTTAGGAACAGAAGCTAAGTTTATTACAACTCCTGCTCTTAATGGTTATATGAAAACTCTTGCCACGAATGGAGCAGGAAGCCCAGTTGCTAGTCGTGATGGTGAGGTAGATGGATACCAAGTCTTAATATCAAGTCAAGTAACAGCTAACTCAATTATCCTAGGTGACTTTAGTCAATTCCTAGTCGGAGTTTGGGGTGGATTAGAGATTACTGCTGATCCTTACGCATTATCAACATCAGGTGGTATGAGAATTATTGCTCTATCATCCGTAGATTTTGCAGTAAGAAATCCAGTAGCTTTCTGTTTAGGTGCATAATTTATGGCCTTAACCCATAAAGACTTTATAGGAGGGGATGCGGTGAAAACCGCATCCCTAGTTCAAATGAAAATTAAAATTATCAAAGCAACATCAGTTGAAGGTAAAATTGTAATGCCTGGAACTGTAATTGAAGTAGATGGCGAGTTTGGTTCAGAATTAGTTAATTTTGGAAAAGGCGAAGTAACAACTGCATCAGTTAAAAAAGAAAAAAAAACTAAGGACAGAGCCGTAAAAAGTGATGACGTGACAACTCGTGACTAATGTTCGAGTGTTAAAAGCATCAACCATTAGTGGTGAAAAAAGAAAAAAAGGCGATGTTGTTGATGTCGTTCCTTCTAAACTTGAAAAGCTAAAAGCTAATGGATTGATTGAAGATATTAATGACGAAAGCGTAATTGAATATGCGCCTGATAAACCATTTGAGGAAAAAGATGTCATTGAATCTGTCGAGTAATGCTTTTTTTGAACTGTCTGATTTTGCTGTTAAGTGCCAATGGACAATAACAGCTTCACAGGACAAATATGAGGTTATAGGAATATTTGATTCAGCTTTTTATGAAGCGTTTGATGAATTTGGTAGTGGTGTTTCTACATCATCCCCACAATTCACAATGAAAACAGATGATATTCCTGATGGGGGTGATGAGGATGACACCTTGTTAATCCCTATAACCTCAAAAGGCCGTATTGCACAAATATTATACAAAGTAAAAGTAATAGAAAAAGACGGCACAGGAGTTAGCCTTCTACGGCTTCAAAAACAATGAGTCATGCAAGACAAAAAATACGAGATGCAGTTGTTACCTTAGTAACAGGTTTAACGACTACAGGCTCAAGAGTGTTTGACACTCGTTTATACAATTTAGAACCTTCAGAAGATTTACCAGGTCTAGTGATCTATACCAAAAATGAATCATCTGAAAGAAGCGATTTTTCACCTAATAACTATTCAAGAGAATTAGAGGTTATTATTGAAGGATATGCTGAGACCAATTCTTTAGTTGAAAATGTTTTAGATACAATATCTTTAGAAGTTGAGAATGTTATGGGTGCAAATCCATTGCTTTCTAATACGGCTACAACGTCTGAACTAAACGCAACTGAGATAGAATTTGACGTAATGGGTGAAAAGCCTATTGGAATAATTCGACTAACCTATTCTGTGACTTATTACACTTTAAGCACAGATAATTCTACAAACATATAAGGAGATAATCTATGGCATATTATACAGGTGTAATTGCTCAAATTAAATTAGGTGATTCAGCTTCACCAACAGATATACTTGGGCAATGCACAAGTTATTCAATAGACAAACAATTAGAATCCGTTGATGTGAGTCACATCGGTTCTACATCAAAAACATTTACTTCAGCACAAGAGTCATGGTCATCAACAATGGAAGTTAGTTACGATCAAGACGATACTGCACAAGCAAAACTTTTAGAGCGTTCAGCAGGTGCATCTACACCAATTTATGTATCTTATTATTATGAAGGTGCTGACACAGGTGATAAATATCTTACAGGCTCAGGATTCTTAACAGGCATATCATGGTCACAAGAACCTAATGGCGTTATTACTGCAAGTGTTTCAATACAAGGCACAGGAGCATTAGCAGAAGCAACTGCATAATATTATGAGCATGAGTGAAAGGCTACAAGCCATGCAATCAAATCGAGAGAAGTTCCGATTAACATTGCCAGGATTAGGCGAAAATCAAACTGATTTAGTCTGTTTTTTCACAAAATTAACTGTAAGAGAAGATGAAAAGTTACGCAAAAAACATAAAGATTTTTATAAAGCGTTGACGGATGGTGATATTCCATCTTTTTCTGCAATGGTTGATTTAATTATTATAAAAGCCATAGATGATGAAGGTAAGCCTGTTTTTAATCAAGGCGATCAAATGTTTTTAAACGGAATGGATGTAGGTTATATAACAGGCGTTGCTACTGCAATGATGGAAAAGCTATTTGACGTGCCGTCTATAGAAACATCTGAGGGAAACTAAATAGCGATCAGTATTTAATGAGTCAGTATGTCGTTGCTGATCGCTTGCATACTACAATCGACACAATAAAAAATATGGAAATAAACGAGCTAAATCATTGGATAGCCTATTTACTTATGGAAAAAAAGAGAATGAAAAATAATGGTTGATTTACAAAATCGAATAACGGCAACAGACAAAACTAAGCACGCTTTTGCATCCTTTAGACGTTCTATGGGAAACTCGCAAAAAGCATTAAAAGGTTTAACAGCAGGTCTAGGTGCTTTTGTTGGCATAGCTTCATTAATGAAGTTAAAACAATTAACATCTGATGCTATTAAATTTGGTTCTCAAATTGCAATAACATCAAGCAAAATTGGTGTCTCAGCAAAAAACTTACAAGCGTTACGATTAGCAGGTCAGCAGTTTGCAGGTATTGAAGCAACAACCTTAGATATGGGTTTACAAAGATTTGCTAGAAGATTAGGTGAAGCTGATAAAGGTACAGGTGAACTAAAAGGCACGCTTGATATGATGGGTATTAGCACTCGTAATGCTGATGGATCTGTCAAATCAGTAACGGAAGCCTTGTTTGAGTATGCTGACGGCATAGCAGGTGCAGAAAGTTCATCGGAGCAACTAAGATTGGCTTTTAAAGGCTTTGATTCTGAAGGTGCTGTATTAGTAGAACTATTTAAAAAAGGTAGTGACAATTTAAAAGACTTTATGATGAATATGGAAGAGTCAGGCGCAATTATGTCTAACTCTATGTCAGAAAGAGCAAAACAATTAAATGAAGATTTAGCCTTACAAGGCCAAATAATTAAAACGCAGTTAAGTGTAGCCTTTATTGGTTTAGGTAAAATCTTAATTGGAATAATGACAGGAATAGGAAAAGTATCACTAGCAATTAATAAATTTTTTGCAATGACAGGTACTAAAACGCTTGCTGAGTTGGAAAAAGGTAAAGCAACTATTGAAGATGCTAAGAAAATGTTAGCTGATTTAGATCAAGATATAGAAGATCGAGGTAAAATTGGAGCAAGTAAACAACAGCTAGATCAAAGAGAAGCAATTTTAAAATATATTGAAGCATTAGAAATTATGGGTATTGCTGAAGAACAAGCTACTCAAAAATCAAATAGCTTTGTAGGTGGTTTTGTTAATGGCTTAAAAGAAATACAATCTAATTTACCTACACTTGCAGAAGAAGGTAAGAAATTTGCAACTAGCTTTGAAACAGGTTTAACAGGTGCTTTTGATAGTATAATTGATGGTACTAAATCTGTTGGTGATGCACTAAAAGATTTTGGTAAAATGTTACTAAAACAAGCTATAAAAATGTTTATTTTTAGATCAATTTTAGCACCAATATCAGGTGCGTTTGGTGGCGCATTAGGAGGGTTGTTTGACCAAAAAGCAACAGGTGGTTCAGTAAGTAAAGGAACACCTTATATTGTTGGTGAGCGAGGTGCAGAAATGTTTGTGCCTGGACAATCAGGAACAATTGTACCTAATAACAAATTAGGCGGAAGCGGAGTTGTAATTAATCAAACAATTAATTTATCAGGCGATGTCTCAGCTCAAATCAGATCACAAGTTTTAGGAATGTTACCAGGAATTGCTAACGCATCTCGTGGAGCAGTCTTAGAAGCGCAACGCAGAGGACAACCTGCATAATGAGTATTACTTATCCCATAAATATTCCAAATTATACATCTTTCTCAACTGTAAATTTAATAGCTAAAAATACAGTTGGTATGACAGCATCACCTTTTACAAATCAACAAAAAGTTTACAAATGGACAGGTGAGTATTGGGAATGTGACATTCAAATCAAAGCAATGACACGATCTGAATTTGAAACATTTTCAGCTTTTTTAATTAAGTTAAAAGGTATGTATGGTACGTTTAATTTAAGTCCTGATCCTAATGGCCGTACTGTTAGAGGTTCAGCTTCAACATCCGCAGGTTCACCTGTGATAAATGGATCAACATCTGCAAATTCATCAAGTATTGATATTACAGGAGCAACAACTAACGCCACAGGTTATTTAAAATCAGGTGATTATATACAAGTAGGAACGCAATTATTAAAAGTTTTAGACGATGTTAATACTGATGGAAGTGGTAGTGCTACAGGGATAAATATTTTTCCACAAATAAGAACGGCATTAAGTGGTTCGGAAGCGGTCATAGTTAATAATGCTGTTGGTGTATTTAGATTAGCTGAAAATGATTTAACCTGGAATATTGGCACAGCAAGTATTTATGGTCTTAGTTTTTCAGCGATAGAGTCGATTACATGAAAAATCTAAACAAAAAAAAGAAAAGATCGCATCAAGGCACAAAAAGAGATTGGTTAAAAGAGCGTTTTAAAGAGTTATTTTGCATTGGTAAAAAAAGCAAAAGAAAGAAAGCAAAGAAAGTGAAAAAGAATGTCAAAAACAATTAATTTTAATGTAACCGATGACGTATTAGAGCCATTTTACGCAGTAGAGTTAATGTTTAACGGCAACATAGTTACTCCATATAATGTTAATATTGTAAGCACAGGTGATGGCAATAAATATGCTATAAATCAACAACAGCAATATGAATTAGTTGTAGGAATTGGAAACACAGTACAATTTTTACAAGATGACAATTCAAACACTTCCCATCCCCTAAAATTATCAACAACACCTGATGGTACTCATGGCGGTGGCACAGAATACACAACAGGCGTAACGTATGTAGGTGTACCAGGACAAAGTGGTTCATATACGCAATGGGTAGTTGATGCTTCTTTAAATTATGGAGATGTTTTATATTACTATTGTCAAAACCATGCAGGAATGGGCGGTCAAGTATCTATAACTAATG